TCACAATAGCGAGCGTTGCATCTGCCAGTTTATCTGCGCAACGACGGCCCGCAGATCCCGTTCGGTCACCGCCTCTCGCCCGCTCTCAGCCCCCGGCAGAAACAGAATCTCCTCCTGCCTCCATGGTGGCAGGTTAAGCAGATTCATGATCTGGGTAACCCTGGCGCGGGTGACGCCACCGAGCCGGGCAAGATCTGCGTAGTCTCGGACGACGCCCTTCCGGATCAGCCCGTCGAAGTGGATGGCCAGCGCCATCAACCTGGCGACCCGCGGTACCCGCGCCGGCGGCGGGGTAGGGGAGGAAGGGGGTGCGCCGTTGGCAATGCATTGCCGGCCAGCCTTGCCCGTTTTGAAGTGAACTCGGGATACGTCGGTGATTCCAGTGGTCATATTGCCTCCTGGCTGATGGCTTTGATTCCGGTGGGCCGGAACGTGATTGCCACGTTCCCTTTCTCCCGGTCGTAGGCCACGCGCTCGACCAGAAGTTCCACCAGCCGGGCCTTCTCCGGCGGCGTCAGCGCCTCAACCGTCTCGTCAAAGCGCCCCAGCGCCGCGGCCACGTCCCCGTCGTCGATCCTGCCGTCGCCCAGCGCGGCCAATTCGATGGCGATTGCTGCCAGCCGATTTTCGCCTGCGCGGATCTGATCCTGGAGGTCGGCCAGCCGGGCGGCAGCATTCGGCTCGTCAAACAGGCCGGCGACCGTCCGTGCCTGCTGGCGCAGCGAGCGTTCGATCTCCGTTTTTTCATCCCGCAGGCCGGCGATCTGTTGCTCAAACTGCGAGCGCGCCTGCCGTGCAACCTCGGCCACAAGATCTGGATCACGCCCGATCGCGGCGATGCGCTCCAGGACGAATCTCTCGATCTCGCCTGCTGGGATCGAGCGCGTCGCGCAATTCGCCCAGCCCCGCTTCATGGCCTGCTGGCAGACGTAGTACCGATACCGGGTGTTTCGCTTCTCTGTATAGGTATGGCTCATGGCGCAGCCGCAGGTGCCGCAGACCAGGATGCCGCGCAGGAGCGCGCCGTGTTTGTTGCGCACACGGGCGCCACGGTCACGCCGGTTGAGGGTCAGGAGTGTCTGGACGCGGGCCCACGTCTCGTCGTCCAAAATAGCCTCATGCTCGCCGGTCAAAACCTCGCCCTGGTAATCCACCTTGCCGATGTAGGCCACGTTCTGGAGCAGTCCGAGCAGGTTGGGTTTGTTCCACAGCCCACCGCCGATTGTTTTTCCCGTCTTCCCTGCCCAGGTCTTGCGCGCCCACCCCCGCCGGTTGAGTTCTTCGGCTGTCGCCAGGGCGGACCTTGTTTCGAGGTAGAGACTGAAAATGGCCCGCACCTGCTTCGCCTCGCCCTCGTTCACGATCAGCTTGCGGGCTTCGCGGTCGAGGTCGTACCCCAATATCAGCCCGCCGCCGACCCACTTCCCCTTGCGGCGCGCCGCGCTCATCTTGTCCCGAGTGCGCTCTGAAATGATCTCGCGTTCAAATTGGGCGAATGAGAGCAGGATGTTCAAGGTCAGCCTGCCCATGCTGTGAGTGGTATTGAACTGCTGGGTCACCGAGACGAACGAGCACCCGTGGCGATCCAGCGTCTCCATGATCCGGGAAAAATCCATCAGGCTGCGCGACAGCCGGTCGACCTTGTAAACCACGATGGCATCGACCTTCTTTGCCTCGATGTTGGCAAGCAGACGCTTGAGCGCGGGCCGCTCCATATTGCCACCCGTGAATCCGCCGTCGTCGTACTTCTCCGGCAGGACCACCCAGCCCTCGTGGCGCTGAGAAAGGATGAACGCCTCGGCGGCTTCGCGCTGGGCGTCCAACGTATTGAACTCCATGTTCAATCCTTCCTCGGTCGATTTGCGCGTGTAGATGGCGCACCGGACCATTTTCGGCTTCTCGCCATTCGCGTTGTCATTTGCGCGCCGGCTCCGTGTCGCTGTCGCGCTCATGCCGCCTCCCTACCCTTGAGGCCGAAGAAATGAACTCCATTCCAATGCGCGCCAGTGACCTCCTTGGCTATTGCCGAGAGGCTCCGGAAAACCCGGCCTTCAAATTCAAATCCATTTTCCAGGACGGCCACGAGCAGTCGCCGGCCTTTATACTCACGGACGATCACCGCCCCAGGCGCGGGAATCCGCGAATCGCCCGGCGCGTGAATGTGGTCCTGGACCGTGCGCCCATCCGGCTGAAGCGGCGGCATCCGGTCCATCCGAGTATTAAGGAAACTCTCATCGGCCAGTTCCGCCGCGCGCTGCAATGCGCGTTGCGAAAGTCCGCCATAGGCGTTCGCCTGAATTTTCCACGCGATTCTCTTGCGCAGGTAGTCCTTGTTTCGGCTCCGACAGGGTTCGTTCCAGACCTCCACCCATTTTTCCCGGAGCTGGTTGACCGCGAGGTCCGCCAGGGCGGCCACCTCCTTGGCGATTCTGGCATGGTCGTCGGGCGTCATTGCATCCTCTCTTTCTGTGAACCATGCAGCCTCGGGTTCGCGCCCGGCTCAAGGGATTGCTCTCGGTTTACGGCAGATAAATCTTTGCCGCCGACGGCAAAATTGCTTGATCTGAAACGCAGGTAGCCCCGGGCGAGGATTGCGACCACTTCGGCCCGGCGCTCTTCGGGCGTCAGGTCTGCGGGGTCGTCAATACTCATGCTGCCACATACGGGAGCACGGCATGGAATGTCGGGTTAGTCGGTTCGGATCAGCGTGAAGTTGTTCACGGGTTATCCACAAGATATTGGGTGTGGTGATTTACACAACCCAAGATAGTGTGGTTTTTCGGGGTTTTGGATTGACGCTGTTGCACTTGGTGTTAACCTTAATTTCCCCCTGAGAGCCTGATGCGTCCGCCCGTTTAGGAGATCGGGGATTCAGCGCCAGAAATCAGTCCTTTAGTAACATATGAAAACTCGAAAACCCAGCTCCCGATTCACGAAGCCGCATATCCTTCGGTCTATGTCCCGTTTCTCATTGCGGCGCATCCTGGAACCGCACATCGGGTTTCTGAAAGAACGTGAGATCGACCTGCCTCCGCTGGAAATCAAGAGGGGCAATTACGACTTCAATAAGCTGTCGAAGACGCTGATGACGGACCCGCAGCGGCCGCAGCAGCTCATGCTGGCACTCGACAGAATCGGCGCGATGTCGGACCCGCACGGCGCGGAGATTCTGCACCGGCAACTCGAAAAGCAGGGCAAGCCGGTTCCTCATGATATTGCCGACCACGATCTCGCTGCCACGGCCTACCTCGAACAGCCGAAACTTTTCTCCGTCGCCCTTCAGCAGAAGCAGCTTGTCGACACCCGGAAGTTCCGGTGTTTCCGGGCGCTGAGGGACGCGGATCTGTCATCCCCTAAGTTTGATGATCCGACAATGCGTGCGATGGAAACCGCCCTTTCCGAATGGTTCAAGTCGAGCCGTCGCGGCGAGGGCTGCGAAATCATTCCTGCGGAACCAATTGATAACTGCGTCTGGTTCATGGTCATCCACGGCGGGACCAAGCGGAGGACTGCCACCTTCAACAACAAGGCCAAGGGCATCGCCGAGTTCCATCCCGAGCAGGATGACGTCCTGAGGTTGGACCTCACGAATCGGCGGATTTGGGTTCACGCCAACGCACCGTCGGAGGTGGACCTCTACCGCAGGGAGATCGGGCGGTTTATTTTCGGCGACGAAACCACATTCGAAAAGGAACTCAACCTCTACACGCTCGAACCGCTCCGGCAGCTGGGGCGGAAGGCGCTGCTGACCACTGACATTGAGGGGTGTCCCGTCGAATCCATCGAGCTGCGGGAGATCAGCATGGTTGTCGACCCCGACAACGGCGGGGTTTGGAAAATTTCGTGCGAAAACGATCTCTTCGACATCATCGAGAGCGGCGTCCCCATCCCTAACCGGGGCTTCATCAAGAGCGCCAGGTTCCGGGTGAAATTCCACGACATGCGGGAAACGGCGCGCGTCGGGATTTTGCTCCCGGCGACCGCCGAGTACGAGAACGATGGCCACAGCGAATGGATCGAGGCGTGGCTCAAGAAGCGCGGCTACTGGTTGCTTGAGCAGGATGTGAATGAGGATTCCATCGACGTTGCCCATCCATCTCAAGATGTCCCCGTGGATACGGCTCTTTGAGACGCCGGTCGCCCCGAAGGCGGCATGGCTGAATCGGGTTGGCGAAGACTTTCCCGTCGTCGAGCGGTTCCTTATTCCCACGGGCAGGTTCGCCGATTTTCTGCCATGCGGCCGCAATCCGGCCAATGCCTGCGGATGGCGAGTCGTTCCCGGCAACAGCGACGTATTGATCGCGGTCTGCCCGGAGAACTTGTGCGAACCGATTAAGGTTTCCCACGCTGACTGTGCGATGCTTCGGGTGGATATGGGCTTGATCGCGGCGGCGCTTGCAAAAGCGTTGGGCCTGACAGGCTCATCGACCACGGATTCAAACGGCGGGCTCTTGGGCTGGATATCTCCAGTGCAGACCGCACGGTACCCGGCGTTTCTGTCGTTTTCCCCATGTGGCGAGTCCCATTTCCCGCTCGTCCAGCGGTTCGCTGAGCGGGCGGTGGGACCGTTCGTGCTGGTTTTGCCGTCCCGCGAGAACATCGACACCGATCTTGCCGGATTGCTTGCGGGTCGGCATGCGATGCCGGTGTTCATGGAGGAGGAAATCGATTTCCTCCAAGACGGAAATCTGGAGGCCCAAGATGCCAGGAACCGTCTGGTAGAATTCGCTCTTGTGCGCGCAGGCATCAAAAAGGAATTCAAGCTGCCTCGATTCCCGACTCCGACCGGCGCGAACTGGGCCGATATCACAATCACCGCCGACAACGAGCACACACTCAAGTTCGCTGCGGTCGTGCGAACCGGGATGAATACCATCGACGTAACACAGACTTACACCTTCGAGAATCTGGGGCTCATGAAGGACTCGAAGGATGGTCCGGTACCGACGTCCGACTGGGACAATTTCCTCCTGAAGATCATCCGCGAGCGGCGGCTGGTGGGTGGTTCGCCGAAAGAGTGGAATTCCCTGAAAACATCGAAGAAGCGGATTTCGAGAATGTTGGGTGAACTCATGGGACTGGACCCGCGTGGGGCCTTCACCGATCATCCCGGCCTCCGATGCTACGAGGCAGTGTTCAAAGTAGAGTGCGAACGCGGCCAGGAACGCCAGCTTCCCGTTCCTCCCCGCAGGTTGAACCGGCTCGGCCAGGTGGCCAAGAGCGATCAGGACGAGTGACCTGATTATAAACCGGTGAAATTCACCGGCTCACTGGAAAAATAATTTCAGATATTTTGCCCCGCTGGGATCGCCCTGCGGGGCTTTTGTTTATCCCGTTTTCCCCATTTTCGGGCCCGCCTGACGGGCGCGTTTTGTTCGCGGGTTCGGTGAAATTTCACCGGCCCCCTGCGTGCAAGACACGCAGCAAACCAGAGAGGCCATCCGGCAGGCGGAATCCGCAATCCGCGCCGTGGTGGGGAAACTAAACGAAACCAGCGGCGTCCGCAAGGCGGACAGCGATGACGTCGCGCAAATCCTGAGGATTCACGTCGCCGGTAAGGCGTCGGAGCACGACCCGGCGAGATCCTCGCTGAAGACGTTCATCGAACGGATAGTGCAGAACAAGGTTCGCGACATTCTCGAGGGGCAAAGGGCGGGATGCCGCGACAGCCGGAAGGAGGCCCACTCACTCGACGAGGAGGCAATCACAACCGATGGCGAGGACGGCACATTCGCCGATACCATCAACATCGGGGATGCATTGCGACGAGCCGGGCTTCTTCCGTGGCCAGATGACGAGGGACTAATCATCGATGTGAAGCTCGTCCTGGAAGACCTCTCTGATGTCGACCGCCTGACCTGCGACGTGCTGGCGGCGACTAAGAGCCTGCGGGAAGCGGCGAACGATCTCGGCATCCATGTCGAAACGTTACGCCAGCGGTTGGCAAAGATCCGCGCTCAGTTCGTGGCGCGGGGCATCACCGAGGTCTGACCCGACACTTTGGAGGGGCGTCCCGTATGTGGCACTCGGAGACGGCAAACGCCCATCCAAATCAGAATCAACCCATCAAATACAATGATCATCAAAGAAAACACTCGCGCATTCCAACCCCACCCGGAGGGCACCTTCCGGGCGGTGGTTGTTGACGTCACTGAACCCCAGATGCGCACCACGCGCTTCGGCCAGCAGGAAAGTTTCAAAATCGTTTTTGAAACCGAGCACAAACGCAACGACGGCACCCATTCCTGCGTATGGAGCCGCCCGCTGACAGCTTCCGCGCATGAAAAAAGCAACTTGCGCAAGCTCCTGCGCCAAATGCTCGGGCGCGACCTCTCGGCAGAGGAACGGCGCGACGGCTTCGATCTCGAATCGCTGATCGGCATGCCGGTGGTGCTCACGATTGCGCATGAGGAATCCGAAGGCGTCGTGTACGCCAACCTCCTCGCGGCGCTGCCGGATCGGAACCCGAACCCGTACAAGCCGTGCGGCAAATTCATCAGGGAGAAGAACCGCCCGCCCAAGGATGCATCTTATTCCCGCACGCCTGCGCCTGCGGAGAAGCCGCAGTTCAACGGATGGGAGGCCGTGACGGTCCACGTCGGCGCAAACCGGGGCCGACAGCTTGGCGAACTCAATGAGGCGCAGCTCCAGGCGCTCCACGACAAGTGGGTTCCGAGCGTCGGCGAGGGAGCATCGCCGGAGGATCTCGCCCTCAAGGCGGCGCTCGAGGAGTGCTTTGACAACATCCCCTTCTAACGGAGGCCTGCCATCATGATCGTTTTTGATATCGAGACGGGGTCACGCCCCGAAACTGAAATCGCCCAGCTCTGCCCGCAGTTCGAGGCGCCCGCCAACTACAAAGATGCGGCCAAGATCGCCGCATACATCGAGGAAAAGCGCATGGAATGGTTCGGGCGTGCGGCGCTCTCCGCCGTGACCGGCCAGGTGCTCGCCATCGGCTACATGGTGGGGGACAACTTCGACCACTTCGCCTCTGGCGACGAGGCGGAGGACATCGCGGCGTTCTGGGATCTGATCACCGAGCACGGCGCGATCACTTCGATGGTCGTCGGTTTCAATTGCCTCTCGTTCGACGTGCCGTTCCTGGTTCGCCGTTCGTGGAAACTCGAGGTGCCAATCCCGCCCACGCTCTTCCGGGGCCGGTGGATCAGCGAATCCTTCGTCGATTTGATGGACATCTGGAAGTGCGGCAACCGCGACCAGTCAATCTCGCTTGGAGATCTGGGCAAGTTCTTGGGAGCTGGCGACAAAACCGGCACTGGCAAGGATTTCGCCCGGCTCCTTGAGACCGATCGTGCCGCCGCGCTTGCCTATCTTGAGAATGATGTGCGGCTCACCGCCCGGTGCGCCCGGTTCCTCGGCGTCCTGTGAAGCTCCTCACCACGCAGGAGCAGGCGCTGGCCGCGATGCTGGGCGGCGAGAACGTGTGCGCCACGGGCAAGGCCGGCACTGGCAAATCGACCGTGGTGAGGGAGTTCGTTTCAACGTGCCCGCACCCGGTCGACGTGACGGCATCGACCGGGATAGCCGCCATCAACGTCCGAGGCCGGACCCTCCACAGCTTCTGCGGCATCGGCCTCGGGCCCCGGCCCGGGCAACCGGTGACCAAATTTATCGAATCGTTGGAGCAGCACCCGCCCTTTGCCAGAGCGCGGGAACGAATCCGCCGCTGCCGCACGTTAATCGTGGACGAGGTTTCGATGCTCGACGGACGCATCTTCGACCTTGTCGATCATCTCTTCAAACACGTCCGGCGCAGCGCGGCACCCTTCGGTGGCATCCAGTTGATCGTCGTCGGGGATTTTTTGCAGCTCGCCCCGGTGCGCAAAGGAATGGAGCCATACGATTGGGCCTTCGACTCGCCTGGCTGGCGGGATGCCGGCTTCACGTACGTCAATCTGGAACGCGTGTGGCGGCAGGACGAACCGGAGTTCATCGATTGTCTGAATGATTTCCGCCAGGGCAATCTTTCGGCTCGAAGCTCCCGGCTTCTGCAGGGGCGCGTCATCGATTTCCCGGATGACTCGATCCCGCGGCTGCTCACGCACAATGTCCAGGTGGACAAGTGGAACCGATCAATGCTCGACCGGCTCCCAGGGAAGGATACGGCGATCCCCGCCATCATGCGTGGTCCGCAGGGCCAACTGGATTTTCTCTGCCGCAACCTGACCACTCCCGAGGTACTGGTCCTGCGGGAGGGCGCGACGGTCATGTTCACGGCCAATGCGCCGGCCAGCGATGGACGGCGTCCCGCGTTCGTCAACGGACAGACAGGCACGGTCCGCAGCATCGGCACCGGCTTCGGTCTGGAAATCTCGGTCGAGACAGACGGCGGCGCGCTGATTCCGCTCGAACGATACACCTGGCAGTACGACTGGCAGGACAAGCACTCGGCCGCGTTCACCCAATTTCCGCTCCGGCTCGCCTACGGCATGACGATCCATAAGGCACAGGGACTCACGATGCACCAGGCTTTCATCGATATCCGGGCGGCGCGCGAGCCCGGCCAGGCATACGTCGCCTTGAGTCGCGTGCGTTCGTTGGAGGGCGTCTTTCTCAAAGCCTGGTTCAACGGCTTCGTGGTGAGCCGCCGCGCACTCGAGTTTTACGAGAACCTGTCATGAACCCTCTTCCCTCCGTGCGCCCCGGCGACTCCCAGCTGCCTGTGATCGTGGTCGACACCCGCGAGCAGACGCCGCTGCCGATCACCCGGCTGCCGTGTATGCGCGGCACGTTGCGCTCCGGGGACTATTCCTTTGCGGGAGCGGAGGAGCACTTCGCAGTTGAACGGAAGAGCATCGAGGATCTGATCGGCTGCTGCGCCGGCGAAAACCGGGAACGGTTCGAGCGGGAACTCCACCGACTGCGGGGGTTCAATTTTTCCCGCCTATTAATAATAGGCGAGCGCGACCAGATCCTCGGTCACGACTACCGGAGCCAGATTAAGCCAGCCTCAGTCCTTGGCAGCCTCCATGCATGGGAAATTCGGTACCGGGTGCCGGTCGTGTTTGTCCCCACACCGGAAGAGGCCGCCCGCATGGTTGAGGCCTGGGTGTGGTGGTCCGCCCGCGAACTTATCCTCTGCACCAACCGACTGAGCCGGTGTGCCGCACCAAGCCAATAGCAGGCGCTGACCGGAGGTGCCCAATGACCAATTCCAGCCTCTACCCGACAGTTTCGGAGGCCGTCCCGTATGTGGAGTCTTGGGTGCTCTGGTTCGCGCGGGACCGCATCAAAAACGCCGAGGCCCTCGATTGCCCGCATCCGCTATGCCCATGATCATTCCGCCCGATTTTCCGGCCTCACTCGACGCCGCCATCGACATCTACCTCGGGCTCGGGCTTCCCATTCATCCCTGTTACCGCCCGGACGAAGGCCGTGCTGGCGAACGCGGGAAGAAGCCGAGATTCACCGGGTGGAAACAATGGACCGCAGCGGATTTTACCGCGGCGACGCGGCGCGAGTTTTTCGACTGCGAACGGCCCAGCAACCTCGGATGCGTGGTGCGGCCGCCGCTGGTCATCGTCGACCTCGACTCCAAGGCCGACGAGGGCCGTTCGGTCGCGGAATGGCTGGCTGGCCAGCCGGAGCTCGCATCCGTGCCCCGCGAGCGCACGGGCGGCGGCGCACATCTGTGGTTCATCTGTCGCGATCTTTCACAGTTCCAGGATTCGCGGGGTAACCCTTACGAGAAGAACTTGGTGGCGAAGCTCAACGACACCGTCACCGCCGAGCTGATCTTCTCCTCCAACGTCATCGTCACTCCGAGCGTTCACCCCAACGGCGCTCAATACCGGTGGGAGGTCACGGGAGAGGTTCCGGAAATCACGTGGGCGCAGCTTCAGGACCGATTTGGCTTCGTGGCGCCGGACACCCCGAAGGCGAAGAAGGAAAAGGAGAAACCGTGGTGGGCCGACTATTCCGGCGACATCCGTACGCTGGACATCGTGGCGCTGGCGCAGGAACTCGGCATCCACGGCGAGCTTCTTAACGCCGACAAGCTCACCCACAGCGTTCGATGCCCGTGGGCCGAGGAGCATGCCGACGGCGGGCGCGACTGGTCATCCCGGCAGAGCGACACGGTGATCTTCGAGGGATCGTCGGACCACACGCCGGGGTTCCGCTGCCTGCACGCGCACTGCCAGGAGCGGGGGCTGAAGGAATTTCTCGCGTGGGCCGAAAGCCGGGCCAGGGGTGTCGTCGACAAACATTGCGAGGCGCAGCGGGTCTGGTCGCCCGGCCAGCGCAGCGCCGACGGGGTGCGCTCGCGCATCTTGCTTCCGGGAATTGGACGCCCTGATTCCGTTTTCGCAGCAGAGGCTGGTCAGCTCATCGGCCGCAAGCACGCGTGGTTCACCTTCGCCGATAACCCCGTGGTCATTCGCGAGTCAGCCGAGAAAACCGCCGCGAGCGCAGGGTTGCGCATCCACATGATCCGCCCCGTTGAGGCCATCACCGAGGTCGAGCGCCATGTTGAGGTCGGCGTGATCCGCAAGGACGAGGCGGGCGACTCCACATTCGTGCCTTTGAGCATGTCGGAGGCGTGCGCCCGCGTGTTGCTGGCCGCTCCCCAATTGCGCGAGAGCCTTCCTCCGCTGCGGCGCGTGCTCGATGTGTCGCTGCCGGTGCTGATCTGCGGGAACCTCGTTTATCCGAATCCTGGTTATGATCCGCGCTTCGGAACATTCCTCGCTGCCGACGCGCCCGACGTCGCCTACATGGACATCGAGGAAGCGAGGTCGCTTATCCTGGACGAACTTCTCGGCGACAAGGACTCGGGCGGGTTCTGCTGGGCTGACGAACAGTCCAAATGCCACGCGGTTGCTAGGGTCATCACCCCGTTCTGCCGCGGGCTCATGGGTTGGGCGCGTGCGCCGCTCTGGATCGTCGAGGCGAACCGGGAGCGATGCGGGAAGGATTACTTCGCTCAGATCCCGTGCATTCTGTTCCTCGGACGGAAGGTTATCTTCGCCCCGCCCACCAAGGACTCGGACGAGGAGATGCGGAAAAGGATCACCACCGCGCTTATGGCCAATGCCAGGATGGTTCACTTCGCCAATATCAAGGGCCATATCCGCTACGCCGCGCTCGAGGCTGCCACAGACAACACGGGCGTTTGGCAGGACCGAATCCTCGGGGGAAATTCCGAGGCGTGCCTGCCCAACGAGGCGGAGTTCAGCTTTTCCGCAAATTCCGGGACGACGTGGGAGCCCGACATCGAGGGACGGTCCCGGCGCATCCGACTCCATTATGACAAAGAGGAGATCAACGCCCGGACCTTCAGGCACCCCGATCTCCATGACTGGATCATGGAAAACCGTTCGCGCCTGCTCTCCGCATGCGCCGCGTTCGTCGCCGAATGGGACCGGCAAGGTCGCCCTGCAGGGCCCACGCCGTTCTCCAGTTTTCCCCAGTGGGCGCGGGTTGTCGGTGGCGTCATGTACGTGTGCGGCCTAGGTGATCCCTGCCTGCCGCACTCCGACGCGTCCAAGATCACCGGCGACCAGAACACCGAGGCGATGAAAGTGTTGTTCGTGCTCGCCCACGAGGAATTTGGTGACGGGTTCGTGAAGAAGGCGGCGCTGGTCGAGTTCATTGCCGCTCACCAGGACGAGGGTGTTCTTGAATGGATCGACCTCAAGACGCGTGCCGGGTGTGTCCAGCTCGGGAAGATGCTCACCAAGTTCGATGGCCGTGAACTCGGCGGAATCCGTCTCAGCATCCCGCAGACCGGAAAGAACAACGTCCAGTACCGTTTTTTACGGGTATCCGAGCCGCCCCAGGAGGGAATGTCGGGAATCTCGGGAATATCCGCTTCTGCTACATATGAGCGACAAAATTCCCAATTACCAACGGTAATAGAAAAAGAGGATATACTATATAGAGCGTCGGCAGACTTTCCCGTAATTCCCGAGATTCCCTCCGTCGTCCAATCGCGGACGGAACTGGGGTGTATCGCCGAGGAAATTGCGCTGGCAGACTCGCCGCTGGCGCTCGACATCGAAACCTACAACGAGTCGAAGGGCGGCGGGGCGCTTTCCCCTTTCGCGCCAGGGGCGCAGATCCGGCTCCTGACCCTTGCAGTGCCTGGTCGCGAACCGTGGATCATCGATCTGCGGGCGGTTGGGTACGACCTCGGTGAACTTGGGTGCGTGATCGAGGGTGGCCTGGTTGTTGGCCACAACCTGAAGTTCGATCTCCTTTGGCTGCGGCAGAAGTGTGGCATCCTTCCCCGACGGGTGTTCTGCACCATGACGGCCAGTCGGTTGCTGACCGCCGGCGGCAAAGACCCCAACGATCTCGGTGCGGTGATCGCCCGCCATCTTGGAATACGGCTGCCCAAAGACCAGGGACGGTCGGATTGGGGCGGTATGATCCTCACCCCCGACCAGTTGCGCTACAGCGCCGACGATGTGCGGCATCTGCATGCGCTCCGGGCGAAGCTGGAGTCCGAGCTTGCCGCCGCCGATCTGGGAAAGGTTGCCGACCTGGAAATGTCGCTGCTGCCGGTCGTGATCGAGATGGAAGCGGCGGGATTTCCCGTGGACCGCGATGCGCTCGCAGCGATTGGCGCGGATGCAGAACGGGAGATGGTCACCGCTACGGAACGGTTGCGTGAAGCGCTCCACAATGCCGAACTCAATCCGTCGAGCCCCGTGCAGCTGAAGGCCGCGCTGAACAAGGCGGGCGTGAACGTGGACGACACCACTGCCGAGGTGCTCTCGGAGGTCGACCACGACGCGGCCCGCGCCGCACTTGCCTATCGCGAACACGAGAAGACGGCGCAGCAGGCCCTGTCCCTTGCGAAGGCGATTTCGTCCGACGGCCGCATTCATGCGCGGTTCGAGCCGGTCGGTACCATCACAGGACGGTTTTCCTCCAAGGAACCGAATCTCCAGCAAGTCAAACGCGGTGCCATGCGCACGGCGTTCCGCGCACCCGCCGGCAAGGTGCTGGTGGTGGCCGACTACAGCCAGGTCGAGCTTCGGGCGGTTGCCGCCATCGCGGACGACAAGGTCATGCTCGAAGCATTCCGCAATGGCGAGGATCTTCACCGGAAGACCGCCGCTCTCGTCCTCGGCAAGCCCGAGGCCGAAATCACCAAGCACGAGCGGCAAACGGCCAAGGCGGTGAACTTCGGCCTGATCTACGGCCAGAGCGCAGCCGGTCTCGTCCATTATGCCCGGACAAACTACGATGTGGTGATCTCTCTCGATGACGCCACCAAGATGCGGGAGCGGTTCTTTGCGTCGTATCGCAGCATTGCCGTGTGGCACAAGCAGGCGTGGCGCAGGGCGTCGGAGATAACAGGGGTGGCGGATTGTTGCTGCCACACGGCGCTCGGTCGCCGGCGCCTCATGCCGCTTGGTGGTGACGATTGGCCGCGGTTCACCACGCTCGTCAACACACCCGTCCAAGGAACATGTGGTGATGGGATGAAGCTGGCGATGGTCAGGATCGGGGCGCTGCTGCCTTCCTGCACACATATGATCGCAACCATCCACGACGAACTCGTGATCCTGGCCGACGTCGATCAGGCCGAGGCGGTGAAGGCGATGGTGGTCGACGAAATGCGTGGTGCGATGTCGGGATTGCTCCCCGGCGTGCCGATCGAGGTTGAGGCGGGCGTTTGCTCGAACTGGGGGGAAAAATGATGGACGAGTACGCCAAGCACCATCAGGAGCGCGACCGGCAATATCGCGATGCGTGGCAGAGCCCGGAGGCCCGAGAGTGGCTTGCGAGGATGACGCCGGAGGAGCGGGGCAAGCTGGAATCCGAAGGGCTCCTTGCTCCCATGTTGCCGAAGGATGGTGTGGCCAACGGTTGTGGCATCGAAGAAGACACTGCCAACTCTCCCCTTGCGAGTGTCGATGCACCACGCGTTTCCGCCAGTGATTCGCTTGACGCAATTCTCGCTGACTACCCGCACCTTGAGCAGGCGATTGAGGAACGCGCGCGGAAGATGAATGGCGGTAGCAATGCCGGCGACACGCTTCGTAAGTTGGCGCTGCTGTTCATCGACCAGGGACGCAGGGCGCTTAACGCAGATTGCCTCGCGTTCGTCTCCGGCCTCGCCGTGCGCATGGGAGAAACCGGTACGAGCATCGCAGCCCGGCATGGGATCACTCGGCAGGCATTTCATAAGCGCTGCAATGAGATCCGATCTGAGTTTGGGTTGCCACCCTCACGAGCGCAAAAAAGCGATAAGTCGAAATGCAATTACAGACTTTCGAACCGCCGCTGGAAGCGGAGTTAGTCGTATCGTCACCGATACGACTAGAATTTGACACCGTCCGAGTCGGCATGAACAAGAGCCAGCTTGCGGTCGTTGATAGGGCCATCTCGATTCCCGGCGTGAAAGTTACTCCAGTTGGTCTGGAAATTGATGAATCGCTCTCAGAGGAACAGTTGAGCGTCGTCTTTGCGTGCCTTCACCGCGTCACGAACGCAACCAACTGGATGTGGGGCGATGCGCTCGCCTTCGCCGGACGTAAGTGGGGCAATCGCCACACAGACTCCAAGTACGATGAGGCAAACCAGATCACAGGCGTCGCCATTCCTACGCTGAAGGCCGCGAAATTCACCGCCGAGCACATTCCCGCCGCACGCCGGCGCCCGAAACTTACCTTTACCCATCACTTGGAGATCGCCTTTGCTTATGATGATCCCGCCATCCAGGACAATTGGCTCGACCGCGCCATCAAAGAAAAGCTGTCGGCATCGCAATTGCGCCGGGAGATCCGCCTCGACAAGAAGGAAATTCACGAGGAAACGAATCCCGATCCCGACAAGCACAAGCATATCCTAGCCAGGATAACTCTGGTTGAATGGGCGAACGAAGAGGATCCCGAGAAATGGCCCGAAGACCAGGTCAGGGTATGGATAGACGATCTGCTGCCGATTGAGGAATTCCGTCACAGACTCATTGCCATTCAAAGCCGATGAACGCTACTCAGGCGGAACAATTTACGCAGGCAGAACAAGACCTGATTGAGAACGGGGATTTTGGTGAACCGGGATTGTTTGCCCCGCGCATCTACTCGCAGCACGAGCCATCCACTAAGTGCTGTGGCTTACCCTATCTCAAGGTGAGCAGAGACTATTTCCAGTGCCTTGGCTGCGCCATGCGTTACGAGGGTGAAGCGCTCCGACGGCAGGGAATTGACACGAATACGATTGGGTGACGCGGCCAACGCGGCGCAAGGGCCTCACTCCCAGGCAAAAATCGATTAAGGAATCTTTTAATTGGCCAAAAAAGCTTCGGGGTTCGCCGTCCTACCGTGGAGTTTAAGAGAGCACTCGATTTTTCAACTTTACACTTTCGCGCTCGGTTACGAGAGCAGCAGGCCTTTTCGCCGTGTAAGGTTTGACACTCACTTTACATCGTGAGCGAAAATTCAGCCATCACACCCGACATGGCGGCGCGCGTCCTGGACGCGAACTGGAAAAACGTGGTGAGAAAGGTCGCGGCGGGCCGAACATTGAACGCGAGCGAGCTGGGGCTGATCAAGGCCAAGGCCGCCGGCAGCGACGAAACCGTCACGCACGTCCGGGACGTTGCCGACCTCGCGCGGGTGCTCGGCGTCACGCGGCAGACCCTCTATGCGTGGCGGAAGAAGCCGGACGCGCCGCAGCCCGCCGCCAACGGCAGCCACGATGTGGTCGCGTGGCGCGATTTCATCAACAAGCATGACCTCAAGGCCGGCCTGTCGCCGGACGCAGAAGTGCTTAAGGCGCGGAAGCTCCTAGCCGAGATCGAGGACCGCGAATTGAGGGTGGCAATTCGAAAGGGCGAGTACGTCCCCGTCGAACAGGTGAAGGAGGTCTGGACCACACACATCGGAAAGGGGATCTCGCTCCTTCGCGCCCGGTTCGAAAACGAACTGCCGCCGCTGCTGGTTGGTTTGAACGCGCCGGACATCCAGGCCAAGTGCGCAAAGGCAATCGATGATGTTTGCGGGGTGCTGCACGGTGACACCCCCGCGCGGGCGTGACCGCACTCGACACAATTCTGCGCGACGCCTGGCGTCCGCCCGACCGCCGCCCGATCTGGCAGTGGGCGGAGGAACATATCGCCGCCATCCCGTATTCGCCCAACCCCGGCGCGTTCCGGATTGGGAACTCACCGCAGATTCGCGAGGTGTTCGACGCGATCATCAACCCACGTGTCCGGCTGATCTCGATCATCGCCGCAGTCCAGGCCAGCAAGACGACCATCTCGGAAATTTCGCTAGCGTATATCATCGCCAACCTGCCGGGGCCCACCCTGTGGCTGAACGAGACGGATGAGGATGCCAAGGATCAGTCCGAGGCGCGGCTTCAGAAACTATTCGATTCCTGCGATCCGGTACGGAACCTATATCCCGCCAATCGGCACAAGCGGCGGAACACGACGATTCATTTCTCCAATGGCATGACGTTGTGGATTGCTGGTGCCCACAATCGCACCAACCTTCAGCGCCGTTCGATTCGCTGGCTCATCGGTGATGAGACCTGGCAATGGCCCACGGGCCACATGGCCGAAGCCGAGGCGCGAGTCACAGCCTTCGGCTGGCTGGGCAAATGCATCTTTCTCTCCCAAGGCGGCGTCGAGGATGACGATACCCACCGGAAGTTCGAAACGACCGACCAGCGGGAGTGGACGTTCGCCTGTCCCGAGTGTGCATTTAGGCAGCCCTATAAATGGGAGAACATTGAGTGGAGCAAGGACGCCAAGGACGAGAACGAGCAATACGACTTCGCCCAGATCAACAAATCAACGTCCCTGCGGTGCGAATGCTGCAACGCCTACCTGCCCGACACCGATGAGATGCGGCGGCGGCTGAACGCGACCGGGACGTTCGTGGTGCAGAACCCGCGTGCGTCCCGGGAGAACGCCGGGTTCCACTGGAACTCGCTCGCCACGATGTCGTGGGGCAAGCTGGCCGAGCTTTACCTGCGGGCGAAGATGGCATCGCGCCGGGGTGATAATTCACTGCTGCAGCAGTTCTACCAGAAGCGCCTGGCGCTGGCCTGGCGGGAGGACGTTGATGATTTCAAAATCGAAATAACCCGAAGTGGATACTCGATTGGCGAGTCGTGGTCGGAGGAAGGCGGCATCGATGCGCGCGGCAACATTCTTTCGCCACCGTTTCCGGAGGGCGCTGAGATCATCCCGCTGCGCTTCCTTGCGGTGGACGTCCAGATGGGTCACTTCTTCCTGGTCGTCCGCAGCTGGCGTGTGGACGGTTCATCCCGGCTCCTGTGGTGTCAGCAGGCCGGCACCTGGGAGGACATCGAGACGATCCAGCAGCGGTTCGCCGTCCACCAAAGCCTAGTGTTCGTGGACGCCGGGTATGCTAGCTATGAGGTCTATACCCGGTGCGCCCGGCACGGGTGGACCGCCCTCATAGGCGACCAGCGCGCCACGTTCGTTCACAGGGCGCCGAACGGGAAGCCGGTGCAGCGGTTCTACAGTCCGCGCCAGAAGATCGTACTCGGGCGCGGCCGCTTCTGCTTTTTGCACCGATTCAGCAACCTGAATGTGAAGGATTGCTTGGCGCGGCTGCGGCGGAATCGGGAGGCACCGCTTTGGGAGGTTGCGAATGACGTCCCGGACGAATACCTGGCCCAGATGGAGTCCGAGCACCGCGTCCAGAAAAACGGCAAATGGATGTGGGTCCAGATCGGCAACCGACCGAATCACTTCCTTGATACAGAAAACATGCAGGTGTGTGCAGGTTTTATGACCAAGTTGCTCGGTAGCGAAACGGTCCAGGCTGTGGATGAGCCAGAGCCGCCCGCAGAATCCTAACGTCCCTTTGACACGCCGCGTGTGGCGTTGGGATCTGAGGTGCCAGACGCCAGTGGACCTCACGGACTCTTCTGCATGCCAGATCAATATCATGGCCGATGAGATCAAGTCGCAATAGAAGGAGGTCTTCGAAATGTTCTTGAATGGCGAGTCCGCAGCGAGAAATATAGTCTATATACCCTTCCATCCTACCCTCTGGGAAATCCCGGATTAGAAATTCTGCGCGGCTATGAAGACAAAAACGCTCTTTCTGGTCTTGGTGTTGGGTCTGTCGACGTCCCCGTTTTTGCATGCGGACACGTTTGAGGTCACACCGGTAAGTATTTCTGGAAGCATCATCCAGAACAGCGGCGGGAAAATAAACGTCGAGCCGATCACGATAGCCAATATCCTTCGTGTGCTTAACATCACCGGGGTTAATGCCAGCAAGTTGCGCTATTACTGGGATGGGAATACGCAGAGCATCGTGATCGCACCCACGGGAACCAAGACCGGTGGCACGGGAACGCCGACAGCTTCGGTATTAACCTTGACCTCCATTTCCCTGGCCATGTTTCCCAATCCATCCGCGGAGGCGAACGTCGGCGATGAGTCGGCATTGAACGGCACGCTGACAGGTTCCTCTTCTACCTTTATTGAGTATTTCAAAAAGAGTTCGGTTACAAAGACGACCTTCATCGTTTCCGGCACTGTGGTGGGTGTGCAGACCATCATGAAAGGCACCGCCGTCGAAACATTTTGATGGGGTGGCGTCATTTTGGATGAGTCAGTTGTAGGTTGAGAAATTCTCTCGGAAACCGCAGCTGTCGTTCACCTGCGCAGCCGCCGTAGTTATCTCAAAACAACTCATCTGGGCGGAGGATGCCCAGCATCTCGCGCGCGGCAGCTTGTGCCGGCGAGAGCCTCATGCCACCGCCTTGCGAAGCTCGGCAATCTGGTCCTCGGTGAGTTGCGCGGGTTGGCCCCTCTTCTCCCAGAGTTCCGGATGCCGCCCGAACCCGAGTTGCACCGAGAGGCTGGCCTTGGGCATCTCGACGCCGTGGGCGCGGAAAATGCGGTCGGCCTCATCGTGCTTCAGCCCGGCCCGCCCGAGCGCCTTGGCGACCGCGCAGGCCGAATGGCCGAGGATGGTCGGCTTCCGTCCCTTGCTGCCGGTCGTGAGCGTCGTCTTCTCGGCCTTTGGCGTGGCGGTGGGCTTGGCTTTCGGGACGGTCTTCGGCTCGATCGGGGTGAACCCCTTGATCTTGGCGTTCTTGCCGCGGCCTTCGAACACCGCCTTGCCGAACTCGACGTTGCCCTCGCATCCGGCGAGGGTGTCGAGGTTTTTGATCGAGTCGATCACCGGCTTGCGGCCTTTTGCTGTGAAGCGGAAGTGCGTAGCGCCACGCGGCGGCTGGCATTTCTCGCGGATGGATTTCGCTTTCGCGTTATCGGGTATGTCTATGCTCATGGTATTTTCTGTTGTTTGTGGGTTGTTGTTGGTGTGGCTCTTGCGACCGGCTTCCGAGCCGATCCACTCGAGTAGGTGGGATGGATGCCGGCGCACGAGATTGGCGTGAACCAGCGTGGAAATGATTTGTTCGAACTGCTCGATGCTCAGGTGTCCCATGAGCCGGGCATACAGGTGACCGGATGGAACCTGGCGCAGTTCCCGAATGCAGTCGGCCACGGCGCGAGTGACTTCGATGGCGGCGCGGACCTGGTCGTGGGTTGGCGTCATGTTCACCGCTCCAGCATGTCGGCGATGAACTGGATCGCCTTGTGGTTGCGCTTGTGCTTCCGCAGTAGCGCGACCAATCCATTTATGTCGTATTCGCCGGGCTTGATGTTGCCTGGATAGGTCTCGCCCTTCCGCTCGTAATCGGGGATGTGAAGGCAGATGCTCATTGTCGGTTAGTCCTCAGGAATCGTGACGTTGACGACGCGGCCATCGCTCCGGCGCACGGGGTAAGTCTTTGCACTGCGCCTGCCAGCGTCGCGGCCCGCCTCATAAGCGGCTTCGAGTGCCTTGCGAATCTCCCAAACGGCGTGCTCGTGGAAATCGAGGCTGTCAGAGTTGCGGGTTTCGACCGTCTCCAGGTCGAGGATATCCTTGGCGATTTTCTTGAGGGCGGCGTTCATCGCTATTTCTCCTCCGGGGTGATGCGATCAATGCCGGTGGTATCGATGCGGGCCCCATCGCAGATTTGTTCGAGGAGCATCTGGATGCGGGCAGCGTCGCCGACGTGCGCCCAGTTCACTTGGTCGGGTTCGACGCCCGCGTGGTCTTCGAGGTGCTGGGAGACGCACGCGAGTAACTCGCGGCTGGCTTGGATGCGACTTACAAAGGTGGCCAGGGCCTGCTCTTTGTTAGTGGTCTTCGTGGTTTTCATCGTGGTCATGTGATTGCTCTGTGGGCCAAAAACCGGAAGGGAATTGAGCTATTTCCGATCAACTTTATTTGCCTCAAAAAGAGGCGCTTACGACGCATCAGGCATAAGAGCTGCACGGGCGGTTTCCATGCCTGCCACGCAGTATTTCCACCGTAAAATCCAGAGCGCATCAGCCTCGTTGTCATCGCGCACCTGGCGTGACCACGGCGGCGGCAACGCGGCGAGCGCCGCAGCCATCGCCGCCTTGTCGGCGTTCCCGGAACCGGTCGCGAATTTCTTCAGCGTACCGGTGTGAACGCAGTCGACCCGAATTTGGTGCGAGTAGCACCAAATGGCCGCCCGCAGCGACGCCCATAGCTGGCTCTGCGCCTGGCTCGATAGGAAGAGGACGTCCTCGAAAACGACCTGCTCGATCTGATACGCGGCGATGGTGTCGGCAATGCGCTGGCGCAGCCGATGAAACCGGAGGTCACCGCGGCGCTCGCCGCCGTACTTTCGTTGTTGCCGTAACTCCTTCGGCGTTGCCAGGAGCCACGCGCCGGAAGTGACGACGCCGTCCGCGAACCACACGGCCCATCCTGTGGTGGTGCCGAGGTCGAGTGCCAGCGTGGGGCGCATGGCACCGGACGGGTGTCAATGGCCGGCGTTGACACTCCGGCAGCCGGCATGAGCAACGCCGTGCCGAAAGCAATGGCAGGCGTTCTGCCTGTCTGGTGCACGCATGATGAATTGATTCCCGTCCACAGAGTGCGGTCGAACCCGGCGAGGTTCCGGTCTCATCCAGACCGCCAGATAAAGGCTCTGGCTGCGATGATAAGGCGGCACGGGTGGCGCCAGCCGCTGATTGTTTCATACGAATCAGGCTATCTCGTCGATGGACATGCCCGGTTGAAAGCAGCCTGCTTTCTCGGAATCGACCGAGTCCCCGTCGATTTTCAGCACTTTCCGTCCCATCACATGGAGATGCTGTTCAAATTGCTGGAGTGCTTTCGCCCGGCTCAGCGTCGGCTTGCAAAGAAGAGGAGGCGCAAATGGGTCACCAAAATCTGTCCGGCCTGTCGACTGCCATTCCAAAAAATGCCATGTCATTCTCACCGCACGTATTGCAGTCCCGCTTGCAGATATCTCGCCACTAGGAAGCACGCCCGCGCGACTCTCACTTGTGCAACCTGCGGAAAAGTCTTCGTCGTACCGGTTACAAAGACTCAGGCGTTTTCGAACCTATATTGTAGTTGGGCATGCAGAAATAAAGGACTGCGAATAACCCGACTGGGGCCCAATAACCCCGCGTGGCGCGGCGGGGTAAGCCCACCCAATCAGGCTGATCGTAAATCCGTCGAATACGATGTATGGCGCGACGCAGTCTTTCGGCGTGACAATTACACTTGCCAACATTGCGGTGCCAGGGGGCGAATGCATGCCCATCATATCCTGAGTTACGCCGGGTTTCCCGAGCGGCGATACGATGTGGTCAACGGGATAACCCTTTGCGTCGCCTGTCACGGAGCCGTTCACGGCCGAGTCTTTTACCGTTGACACTCCGCACTGGGCATGTCCGAAGAATCATCGCCGGCCGCCCAGGAACTAAAAGCCCGCACCCTCGCCAGTGGAATCGAGGTGTGGTGCCCGTTCGATCACCTCGTGTCGGTCGGCGATCTAAAGCCGCACCCAAAAAATCCCAATCATCATGGTCCCGAGCAGATTGAACTTCTTGCGAAGAACATCCGGTACTTCGGCTGGCGCAGAACGATTTCTGTCTCGCGTCTCAGCGGTTACATTGTCGCCGGCCACGGACGATTGATGGCTGCGCAGAAGCTCGGCGTGACCGCCGTGCCGGTGGATTACCAGGACTTCGGATCCGAGACGGACGAAATGGCGGTTCTTTTGGCTGACAACCGTCTGGCGGAACTCTCGGATATGAATGATGAGAGCCTGACGGCACTCTTAAAAGAACTTGATGGTCAAATCGACATGGACCTCACCGGGTTCGATGCCAGCGAACTGGAAAAGCTCCTGCCGCCCGAGGACATCGATGAGCCACCCGTACCTGAACCGCCGGACGAAGCGATTACCCAGCCAGGCGATATCTACATCCTCGGCAACCACCGGCTCATGTGCGGTGATTCCAGTTTGCCTGAGGATCTGGATCGGCTGCTCGATGGTGCCCGCATTCAGCTTTGCAACACGGATCCGCCGTACAACGTGAAAGTAGAACCGCGGAGTAATAATGCGATTGCCGCCGGGCTTTCGTCGTTCGGCGAGAGCAATACCAATCCGCAGAACCATCACCAGAGTTTTGATCAGGCCAGGCTTGGAAAGCGCGAGGCGACGCATCAGAAACTGAGGCCTAAGGATCGTCCTCTGGCAAACGACTTCGTTAGCGACGAGGACTTCGATAAGATGCTGCGGGCCTGGTTTGCCAACATTGCCAGGGCGCTAGACCCGGGCAGGTCATTCTACATCTGGTCGGGCTACGCTAATCTCGCAAATTTCCCTGGGCCGCTGAAGGACTGCGGACTTTATTACAGCCAATCCATATGTTGGGACAAAATGCACCCCGTCCTCACGCGGAAGGATTTCATGGGTGCATTCGAGCTCGCGTTCTATGGATGGAAAGAAGGGGCAGCACATCAATTCTTCGGTCCCAACAATATCAGCGACCTCTGGCACGTGAAGAAAGTGCCACCGCAAAAGATGCGGCATCTAACGGAAAAATGCGTGGAACTGGCCGTGCGAGCGATCACTTACTCTTCCAAACCCGGCGAGAACGTCCTCGATCTCTTCGGCGGCAGCGGCTCTACACTCGTCGGAGCTGAACAATGTGGTCGCAAGGCGTTCTTGATGGAACTCGACCCGCTGTATTGCGACGTGATCGTGCAGCGGTGGATCAATCTTGGCGAAGGGCGCGCGGCGCTTCGGCTTCGTGGAGACACGCGGGAGGATGTCACCGAAGCGTTCGTCAGCCGTCAGCAAGTTGACGCCGCGGCGGAGGCATGA